GGTGACCGGTTTAATATAAAATTTAATTCGCCGGTTTAAAAAAGCCGGAATGCAAAGCAGACTACTGCTCTTGCCGTTTTTTGTCGCTTGCAGACACCCACTTTTGTCGGGTGCCTGTTTGCGTTATGGGGGCATAACATGGATGTTGTAAAAGAGCGTGCACAGTTGTACATACGCATATCTGACTTGCTGGCAAAGCCACGGCGTGACAACAATGACGAAGCAGAGCTTGACCGGCTGCAGCGTGCACTTAAGGATAACTTGTTACATATCGGAAGACCAGAAGAAAATGCGGGCGGTGGTCCGCCGTGACAGATAAACAGAAGCGCTTTTGCGATGAATATCTAATTGACTGCAACGGCACACGAGCTTATAAGGCCGCATACCCGAGTGTCAAGAAAGACAATACAGCTGCGGCAAGTGCTGCAGCGCTTCTAAGAAATCCTAATGTGCAAAAGTACATTGCCGCTGCTGCTGAAAAGCTGCACAATGAGAAGACCGCAGACGCGCAGGAAGTCCTTGAATACCTCACAGATGTCTTGCGCGGTACAGCAAAATCGCATGAGATTGTTGTTGAAGGCACGGGTGATGGGTGCAGCGAAGCACGGGAGGTTGAGAAGCGGCCATCTGAAAAAGACCGGCTGAAAGCCGCTGAACTTCTTGCAAAGCGGTATGGCCTGCTGACCGACAACGTGAATGTATCCGGAGAAGGGATGGTGCAGATTGTTGACGACATCCCCCAGACAGGTAAAGCTGACTGATATTATCGCTCCATCGTTCTATGACCTCCACCACGATATTGTGGCGGGGGGTCATACTTTTTATAAACTTGCCGGTGGACGCGGCTCCACAAAGTCGTCCTTTGTCGGAACAGAAATTCCTCTGGGAATCATGCGGGACGCAAAGGCAGGGAAATTCACAAATGCGGCAGCCTTACGGCGGTATGGCGTTGACTTGAAGGATAGTGTTTATACGCAGCTTCTGTGGGCAATTGATAAGCTCGGTGTATCGCACCTTTGGAAGGCATCCCTTTCACCGCTGCGGCTTACGTACAAGCCAACCGGGCAGCAGATTCTTTTCCGCGGCGCTGATGACCCTATGAAGATGAAGTCAATCAAAGCCCCTCGAGGGTACATCAAATACCTGTGGTTTGAGGAGCTGGACGAATTTGAGGGTCCGGAGAAAATCCGCAGCATTCAGCAGTCTGTTCTTCGCGGCGGGCCGAAATTCACAGTGTTCTATAGTTTCAACCCACCGCGTTCGCAGCGCAGCTGGGTCAATGACCAAACCGAATTCAGTGAGCCGGGTATGGTGGAACATCACAGTACCTACTTGACTGTACCACGGGAGTGGCTCGGCAGTGAATTCTTACTTGAAGCAGAGCACCTGAAAGACGTAAAACCGGAAGCCTATGAACATGAGTATATGGGCATTGCGACCGGGACAGGAGGAGAAGTATTCACAAATGTGAAAGTTCGGAGGATTACGGACGAAGAAATCCGCCAGATGCCACGTCACCGCTTCGGCCTTGACTGGGGGTTTGCCATTGACCCGTTTGCATTCGTTGCCTGCGGGTACGACCGCAAGCGCCGGCGCCTGTGGATTTACGACGAGGTGTATCAAGTTGGCCTTACCAACCGTGCCGCAGCCGAGCAGGTAAAGCAGCACGGCGGGCAGGGGAAAGATATTGTCTGTGATTCAGCCGAGCCCAAAAGCATTGCGGAAGTTCGCGGCTATGGCTTGCGCGTTCGCGGTGCCAAGAAAGGCCCGGACAGTGTGGAGTATGGTATTCACTGGCTGCAAGGGCTTGATGAGATTGTAATTGACCCAAAGCGTTGCCCACATGTAGCACGTGAATTTGTGGAGTATGAGCTGGACCGCGACGCACGCGGAGAGTTTAAGGCCGGATATCCCGACCATAACAACCACGCAATCGACGCGGTTCGCTATGCGTGCGAAGATGATATGAAGAATGTGAGGGTGGTGTAAATTGTACGTAAGTGACCTTGACCTGATAAAGGCACGTTTGACAATCGAGGGCAAGCTCAATCAGTCGGAAATTATCAAGTTGATTCTCCGCGATTGGTCAATAGACGAGAAGCAACGGTTCATGGCCATTGGCGAACGCTATTACAACGGCCAGCATGATATTCTGGAGCATGACTTCCGGCAGTCGATTGTTTACGATAAAACACCGGCAGAGGACAGTCTGGATGGCAAAGAGCACGAAATTGCGCAGACCATTACAAATTCCAATAATTCCAATATGCACAACATTCACCCGTTCTTCCGTCTGCTGGTGGACCAGAAAGTCGGGTACATCGTTGGCAAGCCGCCGACCGTCAGCGTTGAGGACGACAAAGCATTTGAAACGGTAATAACGAATATCACAACAGATGAGGAATTTCCAGACATGCTGGCAGACTGGGTGAGAGAAGCGTCCAAGAAAGGCGTTGGCTGGGTGCATCCGTATTACGACCCGGACGGCTCCCTGCATTACATCGTTGTCCCGGCAAATGAGGTCATTGCCTTTTACGATTCCGAGCACCAGCGCACGCTGGAAGACGTTGTGCGCTTTTACACGTTCAGTGTTGCCTCGTCCGGCCAAACCGTACAGCGCTATAAAGTCGAATGGTGGACGGACCATGACGTCACTTATTACGTTCAGGACGAACAGGGCAATTACCTGCTTGACCCGTCTTATGCCATGAATCCGGCGCCGCATTGGTGGAATGTAACAACCGTTGACGGGGCGGAAACGAGCCGGGAAGCGTATAGCTGGGGCCGTGTGCCGTGGGTACCACTTTACAATAACAGTGAAGCAGCAAGTGACCTCGGCGGGCAGGACGAGAGCGGACAGCCCTGCGGTATTAAGTCCCTGATTGACGCTTATGACATGATTTCCTCGGCCACGACGAACGACCAGATAGACCTTGTGGCGCTGTACTGGATTGTGCGCGGCTTTGGCGGGGAGACCAGCCGCGAAATTGTCAAGCGACTGCAGATGAACAAGGTTGTGAATGTGTCCGGCGGGGATGCTGGTGACGGTGTGACTGCTCAGCAGGTAACGTTATCTGTTGCCGACCGCTGTCAGTGGCTGGATATGCTACGACATGATATTTACCATTTTGGCATGGGCATTGATACCTCGGACGAACAGTTGGGCAATAATCCGTCTGGCGTTGCGCTGAAATTCAAATACACGCAGCTTGACCTGAAAGCAAATCCGCTGATTCTGAAACTGAAAAAGGCATTGAAAGACCTGTTCTGGTTTCTGACGGATGATATGAACCGCCGGGACGGTACGGACTACGACAGTTCCAAAATCGTTGTGACGGTCAATAAGACGATGATTGTGAATGATGCGGAAACCGTCCAGATGATTATGCAGTCCCGCGGGCTGGTACCTGATAAGATGCTGCTTGCGCACCATCCGCTTGTCGACGACGCGGAACAGGCCGAAAAAGACCTCGAAGCGCAGCAGGCAAAGCAGGATGAACGGCGCAGCCAAATGTTCGGGAATAATGATGTGCCGCCCGGCGGTGATGAAGGGGATGATGGAACGTGAAAGGCAAGCACCATATTGGCTGTTTGAATGATTTAACAGCAAACTGTCTTTGTATGAAATGCGCAAAAGATGATTCGGCGAAAGGCACCACTGATGACGTTTGTTGTATACGTCATTTTGGCCGTAATTGCGTTTGGAATCGCGGCAATCAATGCCCTGACTTTGAACCTGAATCACCGGACGGTAATGCTGAATGAAATCCGATGAATATTGGGTGTTCCGTTCCCTGCAGCGCGAAGCGGAAGCCCACGATGGCACTGCCGACACCTTGAAGCGCCTTGCTGCTATGTATGGCGATGCTGATAAAGAGCTCGTCAAAATGATTGACCGGATTTTTCAGAACTTCCGGAAGTATACGGGCATAAGTGAGCAGGAAGCCCGTGAACTGATGTCCGTACAGGAAACCGCCGAACTGCTTGCCGAACTTCGCAAACGGTATGAAGAAACCGGAGATGCGGCAGCACTGGCAAAGCTGAACGCCCCGGCTTACGGGTACCGTATCAGCCGCCTGCAGGCCGCGCGCAGGGCGATTGAAGCGGAACTCGACAAGCTGGCCGCGCAGGAAGAAAAGGCCGGCTCCCGGCAGCTTGTGAAAGCCTACGACGATTCCTATTACAAGACAATGTATGATGCACTGCCCGAACTTCCGGGTACACCGGTTGTACCGCTTTCCCAGGAGGTTGTGCAACAAGCTATACAAAATCCGTGGAAGGGTGAAAACTATTCCTCCCGCGTTTGGAAGAACCGCGATGTGCTGGCGTCGGAAGGCGGAAAGATGATTGACGCTGGCGTCACGGCAGGAAAATCCATCCAGCAGATGACGGCGGAATTATCCGACTTAATGGACGTTGGCTCTTACGTTGCCGCCCGGCTCATCCGGACAGAAGTCAATCGGATGCACAATGATGCGGCGCTTGAGTCCTACAAGGCAATGGGTGTCAAAGAATACACGTACCTTGCTACCTTGGACGCCCGCACCTGTGCTGTTTGTGGCGCACTTGACCTGAAAGTTTTTAAAGTGGCTGAGGCCAAAACCGGTGTCAATTTTCCCCCAATGCACCCGAATGACCGCTGCACGATTGCGCCGAAGATCC